AATTTCCGTGAAATCCGCGACGATTACAACGCTCTGCGTCCGTATGTCGAAACGATTATGACCTCGGGCGATCACAAGATTCGCGTTGAGTCGAGCTTGGGTACTTCCACCTGGACAGCAGAAGAAGCGGCTTATACCGAGTCTGACCCTGCTTTCGGTCTGGTAACCCTGAACGACTACAAACTCGGTCGTATTGTTAAGGTTACTGAGGAACTGTTGCAGGACTCTGACTTTGATATTGAGTCATATCTTGCTCGTGCCTTTGGTCGCTCTAACGGTCTTGCCGAAGAAGCTGCGTTTATTGATGGTACTGGTTCTGGTCAGCCTACCGGCCTGATTACAGGTGCTGGCGATGTTGGCTCAACCGAAACGACTGTCACCGAAGAAGCCCTCTATGACCTGTACTTCGGTCTGAACCGGGTTTATCGCGGTAACGCCACTTTCATCTTCAATGACCTGACTGTTAAGGCCATTCGCAAGATTGAAAACGGCAGCGGCGACAAAATCTGGCAGCCGTCTCTGGTTGCTGGTGAGCCTGACCGCGTTTTGGGTCGTCCGTTCATCACTTCGGCTTATATGCCTGATGGCACTGAGTCTCCGAACGAGGTCATTGGCATCTTCGGCGATCTGTCTTGCTACGCAGTAGCAGACCGCGCTGGGTTCAGCATTAAGCGTCTTGACGAGCTTTACGCTGCTAACGGCTTTGTTGGTTTCAAAGGCTACGCTCGCACAGACGGTAAAGTCGTGCAGGCTGCTGGCATCAAGTCTCTGACGCTTGCCTAAGCAGTAGAGAAATAGGGGGAGGGCTTCGGCTCTCCCCTTTTCTTTGAGGTATTCATGGGAATAGACAGCACAATTCCGGCAGCGGAAGTTATCACTCTGACCGAGGCTAAGGCGCACCTGCGTGTGACGGCTTCTGATGATGATACGTATATCACCAGCCTGATAACGGCAGCGCGCAACTATGCGGAGCAGTACACGCGCCGCGCAATTCCGACGCAGACTGTGACCTATACGCTTGATGCGTTTCCGGCAGAGATAGAACTGCCGCGCAATCCTGTGCAGTCGATTACCTCTGTTCAGTATGTAGATGACAACGGCGACCCTCAGACGCTTTCCTCGTCTCTATACCAAACAGACTTAACAGGAACGGTCTGCGCGACGATTAAGCCCGCGTATGACGAGGACTGGCCTGACACTCGTGCGGTTTATAACGCTGTTACGGTGACTTATGAAGCGGGCTACGGTGCTGCGGGTGATTCGCCCGACACTGTGCCGCTAAGTTTGAAGCAGGCAATGCTTCTGGTTATCAGCTCTCTGTATGAGAACCGTGAGAATGAGATTGTCGGTGCGACACCGGCAGAAGTTCCATTTAGCGCAAAATGCCTGCTCGACGGTTACGTTTTACACCTGATTTAAGGGGCAAGACTGCTGTAGTCATAGCAGGGGGAGCGAGTCTCACCCGCGAGGACTGCGAGACTGCCCGCAACTCTGATGCAGTTTTAATTGGAGTTAATGACGCTTATCGGATTGTGCAGCTCGATGTGCTGTACGGTTCAGACCATCCGTGGTGGGCGCATCACTGGAAGAACTTAAAAGATTATCCCGCTTGCCTGATGCTCACGCAGATTCACGGCAATGTTCAGCCGATTAACCTGCCTGTTTGGTATGTCGAGGGGGTAAATGGGTCTGATATGCAGGCAAAAACCCTGCATTTCGGGGGCAATTCCGGCTTTGCAGCGGTTCACCTAGCCTCGCTATGGGGTGCGGCGAAAATCGTCCTTTTGGGCTTCGATATGCAGCTTAATGGTCGGCGGCATTGGTTTGGCGATCATCCAGGCGGGATGAACAAAAAGAGCGACTACAGCCGGATGATTCGTGCCTTTGAAGGTGCGAACTGCCCGACGCCTATCGTAAATTGTACGCGAGAGACGGCTTTAACCTGTTTCCCGCGTAAATCACTAGAGGAAGTGCTTTGAAGGCCGGAATGCTCCGACACAAGATAGACATTGAGAGCAATTCGGAGACCGTGAACTCGTTTGGCGAGGTTGTCGCGGGCTGGTCTGCTCTCGCAGCATCTGTACCGGCGACGGTCACACCGTTGCGTGGTGTGCAACGTGAGCAGGGCGCGCAGACTCAGACCGAGCTGACGCACAAGGTGACTATTCGTTATTCCTCTGATGTGTCTGCGGTTACTGCAAAGCACCGGGTTAAGTACGGCTCACGCTATTTCGATATAGAGAGCGTGGTTAATGTCGGTGAGCGCAATCGCATGATTGAATTGATGTGTGTGGAGCATGACTGATATTGAGTTAAAGGTTGACGGACTCAAGGAGCTGAATCGGAAGTTAGAGCAGTTCACCGTCAAGACTCAGAAAAGCATGATTACCAGTGCGCTCCGTGCTGCTGCCAAGCCGATACAAGCCGCAGCGAAGCAGAACGCACAGAGAACGCGCCACCCGTCATCCGGCGCGCTGTCGCAGTCCATTGGTATCAAGGCGAAACGCCTGCGCGGGAGTGCAGCGGTGTCGAGCCTGTGGGTTGCACCGATTCGCACTGATAAAAGCGCGGTTTCGCAGTACGCCGGTTTCTATGGTGGCGCGTCGGTGAGCAGTGTAAACGCCGGTATCCGTCACGGTCACTTGGTTGAGTTAGGCACGAAGCATTCTGCGGCGCGTCCGTGGTTGCGTCCTGCTCTAGACCAGAATAAAGACCGAGCGGTATCAATTTTCAAGACCACTCTAGCGAAGCGAATAGACCGTGAAGTGCGGAAGATAAACAGGGGTAAACGGTGAGACTAGAAGAAGGCTTATATGCTGCCCTTATTGCTGATTCCGCTGTGAATGGTGTTATATCAGGCCGAGCATACCTTGAGCAGATGCCGCAGAGCGCGACATTCCCTGCGATTGTTTTCAATCGCATCAGCACCACTCAGGGGAGTCTGCTGGATGAGGTCAACACGCACACCGAGATAAGGATGCAGATTGACTGCTGGGCTGACACTCTCAGCGCAGCTTATGACCTGTCTTACAAGGTTCGCACGTTGCTCTCTGGATTCCGTGGAGACCTGGAAGGGGTCGCGGTGCAGGGGTGCAAGTTCGACGGTGAACAAAACTCGTCATTGATAGATGGCGACGAGAAGCAGCGAAGGGTGATAACAGACTTCACCTTTTGGTTGCACGAATAACATATTTTTAATTTAACCCGCTTCGGCGGGTTTTTTATTGCCCGCCTCTGTGCGGGTTTTTTTGTGAGGAAAACAAATGACTAGCGCAGTATTAACAGCAGGGGCGAAGATCGGTGTCGGTGACGCTGCCAGCCCGGAAGTATTCAACAAAGTGCCGGAGGTTACGGCTCTGAGTATGCCGCAGATTAACCGTCCGACCGTTGACGTTACCAACCTCGACTCGACCTCAAAAGAGTTCATCTCTGGGTTGACCGATGGTGGCTCTGTAGAGCTTTCGGGTAACTGGTTGAGCGGCAACACCTACCACCAGCTTTTGAAAACCAAAGCAACGGCAGGCACAGCGGCAAACTACCTTATTGAGTTGCCTGATTCGCCGTCCACTAAAGTCGAGTTCACTGCTACACCGGAAGCTTTTGACCTTCCGATTGAGACGGATGCTGCGATTAACTTCACCATCACGCTGAAAGTATCCGGCACACCTGATTGGACAACCACCAATTCTGTAACTGGCTAGTAACTAGGGGAGAGAGGGAATGAGCATTGAGTCATTAGACGATATTCTCGGCGCGGATGATATTGCCGTCAAGGAAGTGGATACCTCTGAGTGGTGGGGTGATGTCAGCTATGTGCAGGCATTTGATGCCGAAGCATTTGGCATCTTTGTCGGCCTGTCAAACGGTGGTGAAAAGACCACTTTTGACGCGGAGGGTGTCGCGGCTGTTGTCGCACTGACGCTCTGTAAGCCTGACGGAACTCTGCTGATTAAGCGCAAGGATTGGAAAGCAGCCGCTAAGAAGCTGCAAGCCAAGCGTTTTGAAGCACTGCAAGCGTGTTACATGACTGCGCTTGAGTTGTCCGGTCTGACCAAAGGCGCAGAGGACGAAGCCGCAAAAAAATAGAGACCACTCCGCTGCTCCGCTTTGCATTACGCCTAGCGAGGGAGCGGGGTAAGTCGCTGCGCGAGTTGCTTGAGTCTATGAGTTCACATGAGTTCGCTTTGTGGTACTCGTTTAACGAGATCGAGCCGCCGAACAGTGACCTGCTGTGGTCTATAGCTGGTTTGCGCGCTGATATTTGGAACTCGTCGGGCAATCTCAAACGCGGCAAGACTGCAAAGCCTTCGGACTTTATGCCTAAACCCAAACCCAAGCAGCTAACGGTAGAGGAATCTATCAAGGCACTCAAGGAAGCACTCGGTGGCTAATCTTTCAACCCTCACAATTCAGCTCGACGGCAACAGCGCGAAGCTGGTCAAAGAGTTAGCGAAGGCACAGAAAAAGACGGGCAAATTCGCTAAGAATATGCGGCGGCAGATTAAGACTGCTGCCAAGTCTTTTGCTGTCATGGGTGCAGCGGCAGCGGCAGCGGGTACTGTCATAGTTCGCGCACAGTTGCAGTCTATTGATGCGCTGGCTAAGACATCTGACAAGCTCGGCATCACCACCAAGAACCTTGCTGGCCTGACTCAAGCTGCCAAGATTACCGGCGTCGAGCAGTCAGTGCTGAACAAGGCTCTGGTTCGGCAACAGAAAGCGGTTGCTGATGCTAATAACGGGCTTGAGACTTATGCGCGCCAGTTCCGTGCGCTTGGTTTAGATACAAAGAAACTCGCGCAGCTTAACCCGGCAGAGCAGTTCAAGGTTATAGCTGACGCTCTTAACGGAGTAGAAAACCAGACTCTCAAGACCGCCATTGCTTATGACATCTTTGGCGGGCGCGCTACTGACCTGATAAACACTATGCGGGTCGGCTCGGAAGGGCTGAACGCATTTGAGGCAGAAGCGGAGGCGTTAGGTCTTGCCGTTTCGCGTATTGATGCGGCGAAGGTCGAGGCGGCAAATGACGCTATTGTCAGAGCGCAGGGTGCTGTCCAGGGATTAGGCAACAAGGTCACTGTTGCGCTTGCTCCATATATAACTGCTGTTGCTGATTCGTTTGTTGATGCAGCCACCAGCGCGGGCGATATGGATGCGCGGGTATCAAGTGCCATTGAGTCAACGGGTAATGCTGTTGCGTTTGTGGCTGATGCTGTTCACGGTCTCGGCGTTGCGTTTCGGTTAGCCAATGCGATAGCGAACACTGCTGCGGAAGGTATGCTGACGGGGTTCTCGTTCACGTTTACTGCGCTGACGAGTCTTGCCGAAGGATGGCTGCACACTGTTGAAGCTATCTTCGCTGTAGCGGGCAAGCTGCCTGACGCAATGGGCGGCGAGATGTTCCGCGATTGGTCCGAGGCTGCTGGTGCAGCCGCGCAAGGCATCCAGAACGCACAAGACTCTATTGAAAGTCTCGCCAGCACGGTAAGCGGTGAAGCGTCCGATGCTTGGCGGGAGTTCCATGACGCAGCAATGGAGCCGCTACCCTCGGAAGGTATAAAAGCCTACTTTGATGAGGTCGAGGCTCGCGCTCAGTCTGCGGCGGTCAAGATCGCAGAGATGGCGAATGCCAATGTCTCTACAAATGGTGGCGAAGTCACCCCGACGCTCGCCCCGCTGGATAATTCAACCTTCCAAGAAAAGCTCAATGAGCGTCTGCAAATGCAGATTGAGCATAGTCAGCAGGCGGCTGATGCGCAGTTAGAGATTGATAAGACTCTCGACGCTGTGAAGCTGGAAAACCAAGCACTGACCGACGCGACCCTGATAGAGATGGCGACTGAGTTTGCCACGCAGAAGGTGATGGCAGAGTGGGAGGCTAAAAACGCCGCACTCAGTGAAACGGGTCAGCCTACCGACCCATCGCAGGCCATTGAGTTCCAGAAACAAATACAAGAAGAATCCCTCGCCATTGCTGCCGATATGGCAACAAAGCGCGCACAGATTGAAGCGGAGCAG